ATACATCATCATTGACAACTCCTCCGGTTCCTACCGTTGGTTTCGCGGACATCATTCTAACAGTACGTTGAGGCTTCGCGGTTACAGTATCAAACCAATCACCTTTTGTTTTAGAAATGTTAGCATTAATGAATATCCGCATATTTGTAGATAAAGCTGATGTATCTTCAATGAAATATGATATTGCAGGACCACCATCTTGTGAATGAGTCGTACGGAAGCTGTTTAATGAGCCAATATGGGCTTCTGACATCAAGAAATCTAATTTAGTTGTGTCTGGATCCATTACAGATGGTCTGACCTTAAACAACCCGAACGTCAAGGTATCGCTAAATTCCGAGGTACTAATATCAAACGGTGAAATGTTTTCTAATATCTCTGAAGGTGTTCCATCTTCTTTACCGACTCCGATAGCAATAGAGCTCAGAGAGAAAGACAACCGATCAACCGGGACCTTCATATAATCATATGTCATATCACCCTTAGCTGGACTATTAACAGAATACATATTCATGACTCCGTCATAGTCGGTAGCTGGGTTTAAATTAGTGTTGTCAACAATACCGAGATAATATCCTTCCATCTTCTGTGTAATTGTTGATTTTCGAGTCTGGACTACAATCATTCCGGCTTTACCCCATTCTGCTGGGGCACCGGTTCCGGCGGCTGAATTACCAGCGAAGGTAGTAACACCATCTGTTGTATCAGACCAGTTTACGTGACCTTGCTGTAAATCTAAATATTGTTGATCAGATAGAGAAATTTGTGTTGGCTGACCAAAGTAATATGCGTCTGCACCGGACAGGCTAGCACCGGCTCGATAAGTTGCATCACCAGGCTCTTTCGCGAATACCGGGAAGAACAAGGCACTATAACCACCTACTATATCTCCACCGCCTGCTCCGTATGGTAACCTACTTACTATTAGGTTGGCCGGGCTGTCCAGCACTGCTTTTACTGTGTGGTAGAAATACCGCTCCATCGCATTTGTAGGAGCTCCGTAGATTTGTTCGAACTCGCTTACGCTAGCTAGTCCGATTATTTCATCTGTTGGGCCTTTCGTCGCGAACCCTGTTACAAGTACGTTTGTACCTACAGGAAGATTCGGCCTCAATGATAAATCGATTTCTTTTATTTCTACTCCGGGACTTTGAATTGTACGTGCCATAATTACCTTTGTCTATTTATATTTATGCATGCAAGGAGAGATTTATTTGAATATCATAAAAGTTTAGAAGCTAGCTGGCTAAAACTAAATTCAAATGTAGACTCTATTTGTTCTGGGTCTTGATAATTGTAAGTGATTTCGCCCAGGCCCACTGGAACAACACCTATATAATCAAACTGAATTTTTCTGTTTTCATATTCATCTAGACCGTACATTGTAAAGTTCGTCGCATATTCGCTGAATACTGGAGCACCAACCGGTTGTTTCTCTTTATAAAAGATAGCCTCACGATTATTATTCATTAAGTTTATCCATTTGTATATAACCCAGTAATTATTAAATTCATTATCAATAACAAAATTCATTGTGACGTTTCCGTACTCCGGGCGGTGGTGTCCAGAGAACTTAAAGACTTGCCCAGAATAGTTCTTTTCAATCGCATTTACACCTACTTTCGGTACAAGGGTACCATATACACTAAATTGAAGAGAGTCGCGTACTATCTTGGCATTGTCCCGTACGGCGTTTTCATGAGTGTCGACTTCTCTCAAAGCTTTAGGTAAAGTAAATACAAGAATAAATTTATCTTTACGAGCTTTATTTGTAACTGATTGTCTGATCTTCGCCATACTAGTATTTATAGTAATTCATATCCATGCTCTAGAAGGTCATCAACATCCCCTGGATATGACTGCTTATTACCCTGTGTCATAATAAACGGAACCGGGAGACCACCTTCTTCGCCTAGAAGTTCGTTATTATATAATGATAGAGGGTTAACAAACTGTCGAATATTATATTCATGTTGATTAAGTTGCTTAGGACGGTTGTTGTCGTCTAGACTGATTATCTCGAAATATTTTTCAGTAATAGCATTTTCTAAAATCATTAAAGCCCACACGAGCGCCATTACACGGTCATCAAAAGAGTTTGACCCTTTTTGTGCTGCCCATGTACCATTAGGGTACCGGACGAATATCTTCAATTCATCAACAGTATTCTGATCTCGTAACGTCAGGCTACAGAGTTCCGTCAACCAGTACCTCATATTAGTTACACCTTTATATTTTGTATTTGTATGAGCGATCACCCCGGGTCGGTCATACTTTATTCGGTCGCTTGGATTCGGAGAGAAGTTGACTATGTTCTCATAACCGTGAATGTTCTTTAAATTGTCAACTACCTGAGCACCGCAATTGTTTCTTTCAATCAGCGCAGGAGGTGATCCCCAGTGTGTTAATATTTCGTATAACTTGCCGGTAAAGTTATGCGGATTAATCTCTTTATTATAATAGATTGCGACCTGTTCGATATTTGATAAGTCTGTTATATCTAGAATCTGTACAACGGTTGCCGCTTCTCCTACTCCTTCACTTATATCAACTCCGACCGTGTACATCCGATTAGGATCTGGTTGCGACCACATATGGTAACACCCATCATCGAAAATATATTTCGGCGCCTCGGTCGTAATATTAGCCTTTTGAAGCACATCCTCACTCAAAACAGTTTCCCCGGACTCGATGAATTTATTTCCGAACTCCTGATCAAAGGCGGTTGAACTTCCTAGTGAACGGATGGTATCATATTTCCATTCCTCGTCTCTTCCTGGTATTTCCCACCAGTCAATACGAGATGCCTTCCAATTATTAGTACCGCGATTAGCATTTTCATATAAATCATAGAATAGATTACCGGTTCCGTTAGGTGTACTAGCTATGAAGATTTTAGACTTCTTGGAAGAAGAAATAATAGGGTAAACAGATTTCCAGAAATCCTCGACTAGGTGATTGTCAATAAACGCAAGCTCATCCAATATCAATACATTACAACTATCACCACGACCGGCGTCGGATGAGGTGGTTGATATACCAATACTAGAGCCGTTAGATAATACCATTGACGTCTTTCCGTACTCCTCCACCCCGGGTTTTAGCCAGTTTTCTAGCTCTTCATAAGCTAGGCGGACTCTCTTAAAGATATTGATAGCAGTTTGCTCTTTATTCGCGACAATTAATATTCTCTGATCATCCTGAAAGCATGCGATCCACAGCGCATATATTGTCATCATCGTCGTCTTACCTACCTGTCTACTCGCTAATGTAATATTAAATCGATTATCTCTAAGAGCTCTTAGAACTCTCTTCTGACATTTATATAGCTTAATTTTACCTCTACCTCTGTCTAGATTGACAACAGTATAGTAATTCTCCGCAAAATATAGTAGATTCTTACTACACTTCTTTATACCGGCCACCATTTTTGGGGTCCATTCGAACTTCGCTCCGGATCTTGGTAGTTTTTTATTCCCTAAATAATAATCTCGTTCATTAACCTTATTTGTACTCATCTAAATATTGTTTTTTTGTATCGCTATTTATAAATACTTATGTGAAAGATGCTAATAACATATATGAAGAAGCGGTAAAGACCGGTAACGTAGAAAAGCAAGGAGCTTTAGGTGACGGGAAAGATGCCGATAAAATCATCCCCGGGTCCGGTCCTTCTGTTGAGGGATTAACGGATCCTGTTGAAGGTGCTACCGGTGATGAGGACGAAACTACTCAGTACCTTGCGAAGATTTCTCAAAGATTGCAGAAAAAACCTAGAAAAGCCGGGAAATCCCTCAAGGAGGGTATAAATATTTGTGATATGAAAAATAACGGCAGCAACATTTTTGATAAACTTTACTCAGTAATCATGGAGGATGAAGAACTTCCGGATGAATTTGATCTTGGAGGTGACGATGAAGGCGATGAAGGCCTTGGTGATGACCTCGGAGATGACCTGGGTGGTGATGAAGTTTCATTCTCTTTACCTCGTGACGTAGCAGAGCAGCTTAGCGATGCACTTGCAGTAGCATTAGGAGGAGGTGATGACGAACT